AATAATTTGGCCAAGTCTTTACCTCCAACACTCTCAAGCTTGGACAAAGTGCCGGCATCCCAACATTTGACTTTTGACCAACCCCTGGCTAATATATATGTATCATCTCCTTTGAAAGCTGCAAATTTTAAATCCTTGAAATTGAAACAAGCCCCATTTGCGCCCATAGTTAGTTTTGAATTACCATGTATTGTATCAGAAGAACCAGAATGTTGCATCAAATCATTATATATTGTAAAATTTTCACCATCTTTCTTATTGGATTGTCGCCAATGCATGTAAGTATCAAAATATCTTTCGACTACAACTGGATCAACACCCATACCTATGTAGTCTGCACACTTCCATAGTAATACAATAAGTGAATGTGATGTATCATGTTCACTAAAATCAGTACAGAGATGTTTGTAACCACCTGCATTAATATATGAACCAATGCTTTTGGCAAATCGTTGTCCGATGTTCATATCCGATTCATTTGTAGCATAAATTGCTGTAAATCCTTTAGTTTCCGGTGTTGCCATTATTTTATTTAATTCTTGGTTTATGTACCTCGTATAAGCCGCGAAATATAAAGTCAAATAACGGTTCCATGACGTTACACCCTGCCCAGCTTTATATGTACTTTTAAAATCTATTGGATTATCATCACCTTCACCTCTTTTATAGTTATTTAAATACTTGATTAAATCATCCACTTTATAACAGTTACCTGTTTTTTCACGATGTTCATAAAGTTTGGCTCCCTTAATTGGTGTAGATTGAAATTTCGGTTGATCTTTCATAAAACATTCTATTGCCAACTTGAAATCTTCGGCAAGATGTTTTATACTATTCCATGTTTTAGCATCAAACGATTTTTCATTCAATGATTTTATATATTCATTAGCGTGGAAATTTATTTCCTCGACGCTCGGAGACATTGCTGTATAATATTCTTCAATAGTTTTGAATTTAGTGAATTTAATGAATCCATTTTGTAACACACGTATTGGTCCTAACAACAACTTGAAAGCTTTGCTCTTACGATGATCTGCTAACTGTGCATATCTTGTTATCCCAGTTTGCAGAGTTTTCAATTTATCTTTAATGTTGTAATAACGTACGTATGACCTTTGAGCCAATCGATGACCAAATTTCTGTAATCGTGGTTGAATTATATACCCATTGCTG